ACATGAAGCGGTAGGTGTAATGACGATAGTATGGTCTTTCAGCGATATCCTTATCTCGTTTAAGGTCCCCGGTCCACGGAAGGTTTGGCCAACAAATTCGAGCAACTGCTGTGTGAGGGTCACCAGATTCACAGGCGTCGAGGAAGCGTCCGTCATTGAATAGGTTCCATTCGATTGCTCCGACGCAGAAGGACTCGCCGGATTTGGCATCACACTTTGCGAATTTCATTCCGGGGTCGGAGATGTAAATGCTTCGGAGAGATTCTTCAACATTTTGGAGATTGCCTCCTGTTCCAAACTCAGAAGCTGAGGATGAGAATCTACCAGTTGAAGTGCCCGCAATATTATAGCTGCTCCGAATGCGTCCATCTGGATCAATCGCTGTTCGAAGGACGGAGATTTTGTCTCCGAGGGTGGTGAGGATGTTGATGTGGGAGACGAGTTGTTGGGCGATGGGATAGATGGCGAGTTTTTCTCTAGCACCACGGTCTGTTGTTGGGCGACCTTGCTTACGAATAGGGGGAATTCCGAGCGTGTCATAAAACAATTTTCGTAGGTCACTGTGGCTTCGCCAGTTGAACGATTCCAGACCAACGCCTTCAAATACAATTCGGTTGAGCTGTCGTTCAACTCTTTCCATGATTTCGAAGTATTCATCGATGACTTCGGCTTTTCGTTGGTCATCTACCAGCACTCCTCTGCATCGCATTTCTAAGGTCGGGGCTTGGAGGGACTTGGAGAAGGCATAGGTCCCGCCGGTGTGGTTGTCGAGTTGTGGATGGAGGCCGTCGAATACGTCACGGGTCACGCAGCAGTCGAGGCCGTTGTAGACGCAGTCCCGTTCGAATTCGGTCAGTTGGTCTGGGTCCATTTCGTGGGTTTTAATTATCTTCATGACACAGGATGCCACAATAGAGGCCAGCCATTATGATCACCATCATCTGGGATTATGGCCACGAAGAAGTTATCGGCAGTGGTATTCAGTCCGGGAAACTTCCCATTGAATCGTTCAGCAAGTTTAACCCGGCTGATCTCAGAACCTTCATAGTATGGCTGGAAAAGCTCATCGGGGATTTCTCCCGAGTGTGAAGTATAGAACTTTCCTGATTGTTTGTAGTAGATGTATTGACCCTGCATGTCATGCGTCCCTCTTGATCGTTTCGTCTTTCTTCCTCATATGCTTCCAGCTACCTTCATCCGAATAAATCGAGCCCAGATACCCTAGACCCTTCAATGCTTCCGGTTGTATGGCATGCTGCAACAACATCGTATCCTCCGCTGCATTCATGGTTTTGATTCCGTAGGCTCGCCAGAGGAAGGCAATGTCGAACATTCCATTTTGAAAGAGTTTAGGGGTACTCGGATCATTGAGAATTCTTCGCACAATGCGCCAGCATTCACGCTCATCCTCTTTAGTCTCCCAATAATTTCCGTTCTTTGCTCTGGCGTCATCGAAAGGAATAACGATTGCAATTCGTGGGGAAGGAGCGAATCCAATACACGTAATGCGTGATCCGCTCGTCTCAATGTCAACAGATAGTAGGTCGCAGCCTCGTATGTGTTCGGATTCAAACTGGAGTATGTCGCTGAGACTGGGCTCAATCCATATCTCTCGTTCTGGTCTGATGATCTGTCCATGCTTAGCCTCCCTTTTGGCTTTCATAAAATCAGCGATTACCGTCGGTCGATTTTCCCACTGGCGGTTTACTGCGGATGGGTGGTAGGTGGGTAGGAGTTTGAAGTCTGCGACTGTGTGTGTGGAGTAGAGGGTTGTGCCGCGAATCTTCATGATCCCCGTGCGCCCGGCCAAAGCCCAAAGAGCAGTATTCCCAAGGCATATAACCAGATTAGGATCGCGATCAAGAATTTCAGCAGCAAGCCGATCGAGATGCGGTTCGAATTCTTGCCTGACGTATTTGGATTTGAGGAGTGGTGGGTATCCGGGGATGCCGGTTGCTTTGGGTCCACAGAAGAACTCCATATCGTTGCGAGTGGGCTTGTCGTTGAAGACGTTGGTGAGGTAGACTTCGGAGTGTAGTGACCATAATGTGGCGGTTATGGCAGGGTCGGATTCGGCGTAGAACTTGTTGATGAGTTCGCGGTCGAGGGAAGTGGCGGTGACGATGCCAGCCTCGTTGAGCATGCGGAAGAGTTCAATGCCGGTTGATCCAGAGAACGGACGTTGACAGCGAAAGTCGGAATCGGAATAGGCTTCGCCGACGAGGATGATGGGTTTCATTTGGTGCAACGGTCCGCAACGAGTTTGGCATAGCCGGCGATGTCATCCCAGTGATCACGGAAGTCTGGGTCGCCTGCCATAATACGACCGATCTTGTGCGCGATCATTTCAAGGGATTCAAGCATCATATGATTGTGTTGGGGCTTGCTGGATTTGTAGATTATCTCTTTTATTTCCTGTGTGACATGCGCATGTATATCGAAGTCGCCGTGGGTCTTACCGCGTTCGGTTAATAGATCGGCTGTCGTGTATGTCACTGGAGTGTCTCCGCCATAGTTGGCAAGCTTATCAAAATCTTGATTCATCTCTTCCCCCTAAGGTTGGGAGGGGCTGTTAACCCCTCCCGGTTAGATCAATCCTGCGCCTTCGCGGTACGGGACAGACGAGCAAATGTCTGCGACCCATCCTGCGACATTTCGTGCTTGATCACTGCACAAACCTGAGCGTTTACGACAGCATCGTTGCGAACCTTCCGCGAAGCAGGCTCACTAATGTCAATGCCACAGTGCTCATGAAACTCGTCGAGCCGGAACACTGCGTCTTCAGTCAGGTAGAAGGTAGCTTTTATGGTCTTACCGTCGAAGCCACCCATTGCAGCGAGGTCATCAGCATCGACGTCTTCTTCCGCAGCGACCGGGCGCAGAGTGAACTCCACGAACGGCGTGCCTTTCTTGTTAGACTTGTCGTACGAAGGCTGACCTTGGACAACGCAGACGTATGTGCCGACAGGGAGCGGTTTCGGACGTTCGATTTCGGTCGGGGCTTCATCGAGGATGGATGCGAAGTTGGGAGAATCGTTCATTGCATGGTTTCCTTGCTGGCAGGGATCGGTTTGAGCCCGGTGATGATGTTGAGGATTATAGAATCGAGGTGTTTCTTGGCTTCGGTGATATCCTTTGATGGGGGTTTGATTTGATCCAAACCGATACGAAGATTGAGGATGTGCTCAAGGTTCATACCGGACTGGGGCGGAAGTGGGAGAGAGGTTGCGTTGTTGTTCAGGGTACTTTCCTCGTTGTTGCGGCAGGCTTGATTTCCTCCGAAGGCTTACCACGAAGCACTTCGAAGAATGTTGCAAGGCCAGTTTCGATTGGGTATTCCTTGGCCATTGCAAACGGCTTGGGATTGGCAAGGTCCATCATCGGGGTCGAGTTGGTCTGGATGGTACGCTTGCCGTTCCGTTGTGTGTAGAGAACGACGGATGGGAAATACTGTGGGATTTTCGGCGACAGCTTCTGTCCGACGCCCTGAGGGAATCCCTTGGTTGTTCCGTCCGGTTGTTCTTGATAGGTCACGTGTGCGATTACTATGATGTTAGTCGCCATTCCCTTGGAAGTCAAGAGTGCGATGAACTTTTCGATGTCATCTTGAGCATTTCCATATACCGCTCGACCGTCAATGGAGCCGCCTTTGCCGGGAGGGATGATGGATTCGTGGTAGTCATAAGCAGCATCACAGAGCCGCGAGAGCGAATCGATGACGAGGATACAATCAGGTCCCCAACTTGCGGGTCGACCAAGGTCGACTTCAGTTCCGTCATCGTCGGTGTACTTCCAGTTGTCGCACATTTTGAGAGCATCAATCCACGCTTTCGGACGGCCGTCGATCATTGCACCTGCCGGGCCGGATTTGTATTTGTCGCGGAGAGTGCGGAATTCGACGTTGTCGATCTTGTCAGGGCATTCCTTTTCGATCATGCCCTTGAGGATATCGAGCAGGTTGTCAAGGTCGAGGATGCGGAGCTTGTACCCTGCCTTGACAAGGGAGACGAGGGACCCGGTCTTGCCGGATTTGGCATCGCCGATGAGGAGAAGTTTGGTATTGGAGTTGGATTGGTGGTCAGAGAGCTTAGCCATTGGGTTCCTCAGCTGGTGGGATAAGAATGTCGGGGATGGACTTGTCGAGCAGGTCAGCTAGTTCGCGAAGTTCATTTACTGTTTTCTTTACTGTTGTGGCTTTGTTTCTGATCCTCGCTATATAATCGACACCGGATACGACTTCGATAACTGTGTCGGTGGGGATGGTAGAGTGCGGGTCTTTTATACCCACAGCCTTGCAGAACTTGGCTTTCTTTTCGTCGCTGCCATATGCGGGATATTTTCCAAAGCCAGTGATGACACCGAGTTCTTCGTAGGATATCTGAACTAGATAACCTTTATCGGTTTTGGCTACGACTTTCATGTCGGTTTCCTTTCGAAAGTGATGGTGACTTTATCCCCCGGCTTCCAACCCGGATCGGTATCGAAGAGGTGGATGGATTCGGAGGACCCAACGAATAGGACATACCATCCGAGGGAATTGCGCTTGTTCGTTACACCAAAATCTGTTTTTTCCCATTCGGTGTAGGTGAACTTTTCTTCGACCTTGTCGATGGTTGCAGCGATTGCGATTGTGTTCATTCGAACAAACCCTTTTCAAGTAGTTTCAGATCAGCCTTAGCCGCAGCCAGTCGGTTTTTATAAATGCTGATCTGAACTTCCTTACGCCGCCGGAATGATTCGATCGCATCAGCTTCTGTGGCACAAGCCCATTTTTTGGTGGCAGTTAGTTTTACGAACTTGTCATCTATCCAAGCGCCACAGCGAGTACGTTTTCGAACCTTGTACCACCACATTTCTAGTTGTGGATCAGTTACACCATAGTGATCTCTGTCTGCATCTATGACAATGGAATAGCGTTTGGCATCAAGTCGCCAGAGAACATCTATTCCATCTTTGGGCTTACCGATTGGATACTTCATCGCGACCTCAACGGGTTCCATCGTTCATCTACCTCAAGCTTGTGGAAGTCGTTCCGGAGGAATATCTCGCGAACTTCTGGGTCCTTGGAGCATATCCCACGGAACTTACAGCCGCCGAACTTATCGCAGGCTGTGTCGTTCATTGGCCAGTAGTTGATCTTGGCGTAGTTCTCGGCGTTGAGCATGTGAAGGGTTGCGTCCTCGATCCACTCTTCGGTCTGGCCGGGTGTGCGGTAGGTGAATCCGCGGATGAAGTTGTGTGGCTTTTCGAGGAGAATTTGGGCTGCGGAGATACAGACACCTTTGATCGGGGTGTCGAGGAGGACTTGAGCAGCCAGTGTGTATAGTGACATTTGGTTATTGGGTTCGTATTGGGCAAAGTAGTATGACCCCGGGGTTGTGGTGGTGGTCTTGTAATCCATCACCATAAGTTGATCGTTGAACTCGACAACACGATCGAGGTGGCCGCAGAGGATGTAGGGTTGGGTGTGTTCTATGACGGTTTCTCGAACAATGCCATCTGCGTCAGGTCCTGCACCGTATTCGTTGTAGTTTGTGCCAACACCAAGCTCGAACCGGAAGCTTAACTCTACCGCAGGGGTGCCATCAGATTTGATGTATGTCGTGGCCGGGTCATCGACGTAGTGGTCGAGGTAGTCGATGACTACGGAGACGAGGGTGTCGTGATTTTTGTACTTACCCGATTTTGTTTCGCGGTCAACGACCCAATCGGCTGTGCGTTCGATCAGGCCGCGAACGACCTTGTGAACTGCGGTTTCGTGATCGTCGCCTTCGACCTTAGCGATAGCATATTCCTGCATCGCGGTGTGGTATTCGATGCCGAACCGGAGATGGACTGATTCATCTTTGGGTGTCCAGCCTTCGATCATGGTGAGTTGATAGAGCCGTGGACAGGTTTTGATCAGGCCAAGGGAGGTGGAGTCCCATGCGAATTGAATGTTGGTTCCGGGTAGGAATGGGGAGGTTGAGCCGACTGTGAGTGTGGATTCGTCGAGGGTTTGGTCAGCCATTGGAGGGTGCCTCTAGGTTGCGGCGGAGTTCTTTTTCGACTCCGATTTTCCAGAATTCGAATGATACTGTAGCTTGAATTGGAGTTTTTTGTATTTTAGCAGCAAAGATTTCTGCTATGATCTTACCAAACATTATCAGCATGACTTCGTCTGAGAAATCTTGCGAAGCTTTCCACTGATAGAATGCAGCTTTTACTTTGTAGGATTCCTCAAGGATTTCTTTTATTGTGGGTTCGGCCATGCTATATCCTCCGGCGAATGGTTGGTTGCGGTGCTGTATCAGGTTTGGCAATTTGGAGTTTGTTCAGGATGAAGTCAAGGTTTTGTGCGGGCTTGGTTACTTTCTCACCTGAGGCTTTGCGAGCACGTTGCTTTCGGTGCCAGTCAATGATCGCGTCGATATCTTGAGAAGATAGTTTGAGTGGGTCACGAGACATTAGTTCATCGAGGTCAGTCATCGGATTGTTCCTTTATCAGTTCGTCCAGTTCGCTCCCAGAAAATTTCGAATTTGCCGGTTCGGTGTATGCAGGGCCAACTGCATTGCGAGTGCGCACCCAGTCGTGGACTATATCCCGGACTTTCTCGGTCCATCCGTAGCCGTAGCGGGATTGGAAGTAGGCGACGTCCGAGGCGTGGAGGTTAATGTTGGTTCGGTGGAGTTCAGGCATCGAGGTCCACCGATTTCTTTGTGATGAACACCATGTTGGGTTCGGAGGGGATTGCGAAGATCAGCTGTTCAAACTGGGTCAGTCCGTATAAACGGCGATGATCGGCGAGGATTATTTGAAGTTGCTTAGCGTTGTTGGTTTCTACAACAAGGCCCATTTCTTCGGACATTGCACGCTCCATAAGGGCGGTTAGGAGTTCAGGTTTCAACGCCATCTGCTGCTTCCGATAGGGATTGAACCTCAAGGATTTCGTTGTTTACGCGGGAGACGTAAACCCAGAATTCGCCTGCGGCGTCGGGTTTGACTTGGCAGATGAATTCGTCGTAGTCGGATTTGTTGAAGTGC